ATCGTCTTTGTTAAGTGCGGCATAGTTAATACCCCCAAATTTGTTTGAAGGTCTAGAAGTTAAGGTATATGGGTTATACTCACTCCACTCCATCCCACTCTCTGTCCATAAGCCACTTTGCTCTACTTTATGGAGCGATTTGATATAGAAATTTTCAAATTTCTTCACACAATCGAAATTACCCCCACCCAAATCGTAATATTGTATAAAGTCGTCTCGCATATCTCTAATAGATTCTATGTGTTTAGATATGGGTATAAGATTGTTAATACCTTTTAAAGTACCAAATCTTCTCTGATAAAATGTATGTGTTGGTGTTGAGGTAGATTCAATTGGGAAATTCGATTGTAAGTATTTTACTAAACTTGCATCAAATGAATTTTCTAACTGAAGAATCTTTAATAATGCTTTATTATTATGAACGTATGCTTCGTTGAATTTAAAGGTAAACTTATCTAATGTGGTTGTATGGTTGTCAATATTTTTTAAGTTGATTAGAACCTCTCTATCGTTGTGTATATCGTATATATATAACAAAGACACCCCATCATTATTAGGGTGTACGGATGTGCTCTCCCATATTGGATGTACATACACTTTATCCATTACTATTGAACCTTCACTTTGGAAATCAATCATCTAATTTCTAATCTATTAACTCATCTATATTAATATTATGAGCATCTAATAAATCACTTAGAGATTCTCTATATGTGTCCAAATTAAAATCAGTTTCATCATGTTTCCATTTCCTCCAAAAGTTATGTTGTAGTTCCCATATAAACGATGCCATATCAGCCGATTTCATAGCTTTCTTCATTGCGATTTCATCATCGTTGTTGTCTAAATCAAATTCTAATATCCCTTTCATCTTTGTTCTGTAAATATACGAAATTATTTTGACAATTCCAAAAGTAATTCATGTAATTCTTCGTACTTATCTGCTTCTACTTCTAATTGATACCAATTCATATTGCTAGATGTGTTAGTTTTTCGTTTAATCGTTTCATATGTTTACAAGGAGTGTAACTACGGAACTCCCTAGCAGGACATTCACAATCGGTTATTTTAAAATCTGTAACAGTTACAGTATAATAGGATAATTTTCCGGTCTTTTTATTCCTACTACCCATTTCCCTATACGTCCACTTTTCCATCCTTAGTTTTATTTAAACGTTCAACTGCTTTAATTATCTTATCACAATTTTCAATAGAGGCCTCTAATTCAGAATCGTCTGAGTAATTTAGACTCCATCTACCATCTTGTAACATCTCAAAATCTTCCTTTAGGAATTTGATTCTGTTTAGTATTTCTTTTAAATCTGTATCCATTACTCTGTTCTTAATAGTGAATAAAGTAATTCCGAATCCAATACGGATGGTTGAACTATTTCCAACTCATGTTCCATATACTCAAACTTTTCGTAATCGTTTGATTGAGATGCCACAATCTCTGTAAGATGAGATTCTAACTTTGTTGAATACATTACCATATCCGAATCTACTTCGATTTCGAAGGTATGACCCCCCTTTGGCTTCCAACTCTGTGGACAATCGCCATTACCATCCCAATTATGGGCTCCGTAATTCTCATAGAACTGAGAATGAATTTTTAATTTACTTTTCATAACTTTTTATTTTTTATTGTTTAACAAAGCCGTAAAAAGATTTTTACCCTTAAAAATATTGATAAAAATAATATTATCTTGATAAAATGGGTTTTACCCCATTATTTTACTAATTCTACCATTGAAAGAGGAACGTTGTAAGAACCAACTCCATTTAACACTTTGATTACACACTTAGTTCTGTTGATTTTCTCAACTCTACATTGCTTACCAATCATCTTACGGTGGTTAACTTTTACATTAGCCCCAACATAAAGTTGTTGTTTTGTTTCGTAACCGACCATAGCCTTTTTATTGTTGATGGTGGTAACTACCATTGAGTTTAGATTTCTCAACTCTTCGATTGTCATCTGATTTAATTCTGAATAATTCATTTGTTTAATTTTTAATTTTCAATTGAGTTAATACCTAACCCTTATTACCCTACTAATATACGACTATTTATTGGATTTACCAAATTTTTAATGTTAAGAAATTGTTAAATTTAATATCCAACAAAATCAATAGTAACACAATCAGTAACGATACCTTGCTTAACACTCCAATCCCACTCTTCGTTCAACCAATAGTTTTGAACATTCTCTAACTCTTTCAAACACTCATCATACAACTCTTCGATTTCGTAACCATCTCCAAATTTGACACCACCACATAGTGTTACCAATTCGTTTAGTTTATCGAAATCATCTTTGTTCTTTTCTATCTGAATTTTGATTTCAGCTTTCATCAAATCGGAAACGGAATCGTTCCAATTGTACATCTCATTAGACCAAGGTTTTACTACTTTAGGTTTTTCGGTATTTATCATATTTTTCATCTCTTAATTATTACAGTACTAATATAGTGATATTATTTCAATTATCCAAATTTTTTATGTTAAATAAATGTTAAATTCCACTTTCCATTCTCTGAACCATATTGTGGTGTTCAGCTTCTGAATACCCAACTATTGATAACGATGGAGTAAATTTGGTTTCAAACTTACCACCGGCGTATTTCCAAATCACATTATCAATGAAATCTTTCAACATATAAGTTCCATCAGAAGAACCAAACCCCTGGCCCTCATCCCAATCGTTAGTCCATTCTTCAGCAACTTCCATTGCGATTTCTAACAAATCCCATTGAGGAATTTCTTCATTTTTTACCATTTCATTAAAACCAGCGATGTATCCTTTCGCTTTGAAAACTAAACTTTGTGGGTCAACTAAATATCTCATAACTTTTTAATTTTTAGTTGGGGTAGATTAACCCCTTATTACCCTACTAATATACGATGATTAGTTGGATTTACCAAATTTTTAATGTTAAGAAATTGTTAAGTTTTATGAAAATTCTCTGAAATCGGTTATGTAGTCATTCAATGATGGGTAATCTTCCGATTTTAGCAAGGTAGTTTGTCGGTTTGTATTTATGATATCATCCATATTACCTATAAGTCTCCATCTTATTTTGAATTTCTTCCAAAGAATCTTATCTAACCCATCGTCTGTTCCAACATTATCAAAATCATCTTTTGTTAATTCTAATATGTTATCATCATTTACTTTTTGAGCAAAGTATCGTTCCATCCAACCTCGTTTTCTATCTTTATCAGTTGGATTAATTTGACGTGGGTTTGGGGTAATTGATTTTTTAATTTCTATATTTTTAATAGCATCATACTCAAAGTTTTTAGTAAAATCAATACCAATCTCATTTTGTTGGTTTATGATATTAACATCTACATATGGTATTAAGATTTTTGATTTACCATCTACATAGGATGGTTCTGAAAATACCTCATCAGTACTATATCTATGGTATTGTCCAATATACTCGGTAGTATCTTTAAACATCCACTCTTTGCCCTTAGTTATTAAACCATTGGTTATCTGTGCTTTAGTGTAGTATATGCGTTTTCGTTTATCAGGCATTACCGAATCCTCATTACAGTACCTAGTGAAGTTTCCCAATCACCTTGGCAATCAAATGAATGCTCAACTGATATAACACTAAAAGATACTTTTTTGTTTTTGTAGTTACCTGGTAATCTATCAACTGTAATTGGTGACATATATGTAATTCCACCAATACCATCAAGAGTAACAGATAAGTTTAACAATAGTGGTAATTCAGAAAATGCACCTTGAGAAAATGGTGTTTTATCTGGATTTCTAGATATAAAAGTTGACATTGAATTTCGATATGCCGAACTTCTCTCTGGAGTATACCCTTCCGCACCAAATGACTGCTTTGCAGTTAATAACTTTTGTTCTGTATCATTTGTAGCTGATTTTGCTTTTGCTGCTTCAACCGCGGCTGCAAGCTTAGCGTCATCAGGATATAAACTTGTGAGTTTGCTTACATTTGATGTCCCATCTTCAATTGCTTTGGTTGACGCTAATATTAACAAATCTGAGTCAAAATCACTTTCTAATGAAATACTTCTAACACCAATTGACTTTTCCCCAATTGCGGAGAATGAATGTGGGTCTGGAAACGACTCACTTGCGTTAATTACTGTGTTTCTGTTTATAATAAGAATTGTATCTGTTTCGGATTTTGAGTCTGGTTCAACTTTCGCGGGCATCAATTTTGGATTAACTAAATTACCAGTTTCCGTATTTATCCCTTTAAATATTTTATTCAAAATGGATGTGATTTTAACTGACTGAGTTTTAATGTCGCTCTCATCATCTGCATCGGTTTGTAAATCATCAAAAATCTTTTGAATAACATCTATTGATACTAATATAGAGCCAAGTGTATGGGATGTGTCAGTTAATGTGGAACTCCAATCCAAACTACCACCTGCTTCATTATACTGGCAAGCTGCACCTTGTAAAACAAACTTATCTGGTGCTGCAGAACCAAATCCTTTATGGTATTCATATTTCCCAGCTGTTCCTGCTGCAAATTCAAGTTTAATAGGAGCAGTACCACCACTTCCAAGATACCCATTAAAATAATCTATTAAAGAACCCAATCGTATATAAGGAACAAATATAGAATCTTCAAATGTAAAAAACTCACCATTTTCAATGTTACCTGTATAAAAATCTAATTTTTGTTGGAATGTGGTTGCTGATGCTTCTGATGTCTTTTGTTCAATGTCACCGTCACCCACGTCCGCGTCTGATGCATCCTCATCTGCTTCGATACCAAATGCTTTTTTATATAATGTTTTTAATTGGGAAATCAAATCGCTTTCGGTGTCTTCACCCTCGTTATTTGGTTCTTTTTCTGCCGTTTCAGTACCCCCTGCAGTCTGTGAAAAAAGTGCACTTGCTGAAATAGCTTTTACATTACAACTATATGCCCCATCCGATTCAATTGAGAAACTAAAATTATAAACGTTAGTATCTACAAACCCATTTGTTACACCATCAGCTGGGTTTGTATGGTCTCTCCAACCATATTCTATTTTCATATTAGCACCTAGAATAAAAAATGATTTTTGAACTTTTTCTAATTGTGCTAATGTGTATACTTTGAAAGAAACCTCAGTTTCATAAATTAACGCCTCTGTGTAATCCCCACCACCATTATTAGTTATTTTTACAGATGTTAGAATAGGCTTAAACCTACGAATAGTACCCTCAGTATCATACAATGATGTACCACCACCTGTTGGTGCAGTTGAATCTCCTATTTTCATCTCAGCTGCGGTAAGTACGGTGCCAGTTTCACCTGCAATTATACTTACATTGACATAGCAATATTTTTTGTAATTCCAATATTTAAAAAAATCATCTCTGAGTTCGTTTGCACCTTCTCTACGTTTTAACTCATCGGCAACGGCGGACGGGAATATTGGATTTAAATTTGGGGCTTCTGCCATAACTTATGAATTTAGATTATTATATTCGTTTACTATTGAAATGTAGTCTTTTGGGATTCTTATTTGAGCTCCTATTGGTACTGATAAATCACCCTTACCTATACCATTCGCTCTTGCTATAATCCACCACAATCTACTATTAGTATAATATTTGTATGCAAGTGAATCTAATCTATCACCTTGTCTGCCTATTATATAAATATCATTTGATTTTTTATCAATCATAGGATATTTAACGGTTGAACGATATCGTTTACCATTCTCATTTTTTAAAATGTCTATATCTTTATATCTGTTCATATTATATCCTTATTATGCAAAGTGTGCAGAATCCCAATCGTAAATACCAGTTACACCTTCTGCCGGTCTAACTCCACCTAATATTTTTAATCCAATTGAAATATCAACACCCATTGGTAATTCACCTAATGGGTTCTCAGATGCTAACATTGAAATTTCCCAAGGAGTTTCATCTGACATGGTGTATGATAACGATTCTATAAATGCTAATTTACCATTATATAAACTACCCAAACGGAAGGTTATTAAAGTTCCTTGATATCCATCTCCACCACCATATTGAGGCATTGTCATTGTTGATAAATATTGTAGTTTTTTCCACATCGGTTTCATTTCAATACGAGATGTTGCATATGCTTGAAAGTTAAATGAAACACTTCGTTCAAATGTAGTATATTTGTATGCTTGGTCTGCTCTACCATTGTACTTTACAGAATCCCATGATGGTGAGAATGTTTCTGTGATACCTTTTGCAGTTCCTCTAAATTGAACTTTTTGGCCACCATCTGCTTGAAACCACATATTAACTAAATCAATACCACTTTCACCTAAATCAAGTGCGTTTATTTTATCGTATCTATCACCTACTTTATCTGTGTTATACCACTCATATCTATTTTCAGATTCACCTAATTTACCAGGATTACCAAAATTAACTCTTGTGTTTATGTTTTTTGTGTTATAGTCTTCTTTTGTTGCTCTTTCTAATTCTTGACCACTCAACTTACTTCTGAAATCATTGAATGTTGTATCACCTGCGACTCTATCTGGTATATCACCATATGCGATTGTTTGGTAATCTTTTATTACTTCAGAACCTGGAACTGTACCTTTAGAATCTCCGTTTGCATCTACTTTATTAAGACCACCACCATCGAAGGATGCATCAGCCTTTGATTTTAAAGAATCTGAGGCATCATCTATATCAGATATTAGTCTCTTCGTACTATCTATACTAGAACCCACTGGTGCATCAACAACACCACTTGCATATTTAATTGGTGCGAGAGGTTTTTTAATATCTATAGTACCAGTAAATTTTGGCTCTTCGTAGTTTACATACCCTTCTTGAATTGACTCACCAGTGAATGTATTGGTATATCTAGTAGTTGTAGTTACACCAATCCCAAATACTGAATCAAACCCACCCAATATGTCTGTTTGTTTTGGGAATGGTAATCCATATCCACCGACCTTGTTCAATGCTTGTAAATCGATTTGATATATACTCTTTAATTTATCTTTATAACCCCCACCAATCTTTCTTTTGTACTTACCAAGTGTGTCCAATCCAACTAGACCACCTCTATCTGGTTTCAAACCAATGTGTTGTGACCCAACTGCGGTTAACATATTAGCAGGAGTCCATACCTTACCAAACTTATTTGTTCTTTGTAGTCCGGCTTGTTTTGTAGACCATAATAACCCTTCTACAGATGCTAACCAACCACCCACTCTTGCAACATCTACTAATGCTCTCGATGTTGATGTTACTATGCCACCACGAATCATTCCATCATCAAATGAACTTCTACCAATACCCCAAAGTTGAGGTTCTCCCTTACCAATACCTTTTCTTTGAATACCTCTAAGAATAAGTGGGTGTCTGAATAAACCCAATCCGTTATTAAATGCGTCTGCTTTTAGATTGAACTTATCATACATTCTATCTAAGAATGATGGTGATTGTCTTTGTGCTTGTCCTTTACCAATACCAAACCCAGTTTCACCTGAATTTAATCTACCTGCTGAATCAAATGATTGTTCATATGTTTTACCTAAAGTAAATTTACCATCATCAATGTTTGAATATAATGAATTTGTATTATCGAATACAGTATTATTAGGATTTACACCAATAAATTTAGTTGCATCCACTCCACCAAATTTTGAATTAAATCCAGCTGCGTGTATATCTTGTATATAGTTTATATCTGTTGGGGTTACCCCTCTATCAGAGTGATTTGGATTAAAGGTAAAATCATTTGGTGTTGTTTCCCCTTTATCTTTATCACCTTGAGTAATATTAGCTTTTGTCGTTTCACCTAAAAACTTAGAACTTCTATCAGATGGGTTTGGAGTTGTTTCACCTAAGAACTTAGAACTTCTATCGGATTCATTGGGTGTCGTTTCACCTAAAAACTTAGAACTTCTATCAGATGGGTTTGGAGTTGTTTCACCTAAGAATCTACTTTCATTATTAGCAGGAGTAGGAGTTGTTTCTCCTAAGAACTTAGAACTTCTATCAGATTCATTGGGTGTCGTTTCACCTAAGAATTGTTCAGAGTTATTCATTTTAGATGGAGTAGTCTCCCCTAAAAACCTCTCCTCTAAACTCATTGGCTTAGCATCAGTTTCCCCTAAAAACTGTTCAGAGTTATTTGCTGACTTTGGAGTAGTTTCTCCTAAGAACTTTTCTGAGTTATCAAATTTATTAGGGTTTGTTTCTCCTAAGAACTTTTCTTGTAAATTAGATTTAGTGGGAGTAGTTTCTCCTAAGAATTGCTCAGAGTTGTTTGCTGGTTTTGGAGTAGTTTCTCCTAAAAAGGTTTCTGAGTTATCAAATTTAGATGGATTGGTTTCTCCTAAGAACTTACTTTCTTTATTTGATGGAGTTGGTGTTGTTTCTCCTAAGAATTGCTCAGAGTTATCCATTTTAGATGGGGTAGTCTCTCCTTTAAACTTTTCAGTCTGATTTACCTTTTGTGGATTTACACCCTCTTTATTGGTAGTCGTTTGAGAACGTGGAATCTTTGGAGCAGATTCTACCATAGAACTTAAAGGTGTTTTATTTAAGTTTTTGTTAACATTTACTCTTTCGTTAGATTCCAATGGGGTGCTCTTTGGCATTCTAAATTTCGATAAATCTGATTTCATATCTTTTAGTGCCATTTATTACCCTCCGAATCCGTTCTTAGATGAAACTTGTCTACTTTGTACTCTACTGATTTTAGAAACTACTTTACCATCTACATTAATAAGTATTGGTTGTGATTGTATATCACCCCTCATTCCAATTAGTTCCTTACCTAATGCTTTAATTTCTGTAATTAAGGCTGAATTTCCATCATCAGTATCAGATTCATCTGAATCACCACCCATCATATCACCAATACTATCAGCAATTCCCATTAAACTAGGTGCAAGTAGAACAGTTACTGCTCCTAATCCTGCAAGAGCTAATAAACCAGGTACTCCCATCAGACCGATTGCAGCTAATCCAAACGCAACTCCCATAAGAGCGGGCCCTAATAGTAACATAGCACCTACATTTTCCATAGTTACTGCATTCATCATATTAACAAGTCCATCAGCTACTGCTGTAATGATTGGTGGTAACTTATCAATTGCTTTCATTAAGACATCCCCAATTACGGTTGCAATACCCGTTATGATTGGAGCGAGTGCTTGAATAACTAGGGAGAATGCGTATATCCCAGGTGATGCCATTAATAAAGCTGCACCGATTGCTAAAATAATTGGTATTGCAGGTGCAGCTGCTGTTCCAAACGCCCCTAATCCTGCCCCGGCAGCGGCCATTCCTCCACCTGCGGCTGCTCCAGTAGTACCTAATGTAACTTGTGATGCAGCTAAACCTGCGTTAGCTCCAGTTTGAGCTACTGTAGAACCCACACTTAACCAACCCCTGGCAATGTCAACTAATTTTGCAGCCCCTAAAGCAATATACCTACCTAGTGTAGTATTCATTATTAGATTTCTTGCAGCCATATAACCATTTACTACAAGTGCTTGAGCTGCTGCTGCTTTATCTAAAATAAAATCTTTAGTTTTAACAACAAAGCTACTATTCATCAATGTGACAGCTGCACCTACAACTACATTTTTAGCTGCTATCACCCCATTATAAATTCCAGTTGCGGCAGTTGATGCTACAGTAGCTATTTTATTTAATCCTAATGCTTTAGATAACCCACCGAACATTTTTGTTGCACCACCGATTCCTTCCCCACTCACTAACTTAAATGCTAGTGCTTTTAGATAAACTTTACCAAATTCAATTGCTAGTGTACCTGCGCCTGCGGTTGCGGAAGCAAATGCTCCTTGTAATGCTTGAACTGTGTCTGCGGAATCTCCGTATTTTGCGGTAAGTTCGTCTTGAACTTTTTTATTGGCCATTTGAGTGGTTAATTGGTCTTTTGTCATTCCATATGTCGCAGAAAGAGCATCTAATTGTACATCGGTTAGTTTATTAAATTCCTCTTGACCACCAACACCTTGGAGAATTGCTTGAGACATCTTCTCTCTTGCGACTGCACGTTCGTCTTCACTAGTTGCTGATTTCATTTCGATTGCAGCTGCTCTTACGGCACTATCGTTAACATCTCTACCTAACATCACTCTTGCTTTTGCAGCTGCTTTCAAACTACTTTCGATATCTAACATACTATCAGCGGATGCGTTAAGGTTATCCATGTTTGTACCTTGCTTAATTAAAGCCGCGTTTTGTTCTAGTATGGAATCTAATTGTTCTTTAGATGCACTTTTTAATCTGTGTGTTTGGGAAGTCATACCTTCCAACATCTTTTTGGCATTAACACCGTGCTTTTCTGCTATAGTTTTTATATGGTCACTAACATCCCCAGCTTCTACACCTGCATCTTGAAAAGCAACAACTAAATCAGTTGCAGATGCTGCATCACCTGTAAGTGATGCTACTTCAGTAACACCTTTTATCATTTCTGATGTTGCTGCGTTTACATTACCAAACTTTTCAGTAATTGCTGTTGCTGATGCTGCGAGTGCATCTGAACCATAAAGTAATCCAGTAAAACTCATAGATGCTTGGTCGATATTACCTTTTAATGCAAATGCCTCCTTTACACTCAAACCTTGCTGAGTGACCATCTCTTTCATTGTATCTATATGAGCGGTTAGTGATGCTCCAACATTTGCAAATGCTTTATTCATAGCAAGAGCGGCTACACCACCCTTAGCTATTGCACGTTCTAATTCTGAATCTAATCCGAGAATATTTTTGGTTGTACTCAACAATTCATCGTTGATGGCAGCCCGTTCTCTATTTGCTTTTAAGATATTTTCAGTTTGGTCTAATTGATTTATTAGATGAGCGTTTATTGCTTCACCCTTTTCTTCGGCTTCTTCTATTAATTCTAATTTAGCCCTCTGTACTGCTTCAATTCGAGCATTAACTTTTTCAGATTCCGATTCTAGTTGAACAGTTTCTGTTAAACTTGCTGCTAAATTTTGTTGTGTTATTTTTGCATCGTTAGAAATCTTACCTTTGACTTTAGCCAAAGAGACAAGTGAATTAAGGATACCACGCTCCCTTTCCCTCAGTTTAAGTTCTTCTTTAACTGATTCGTTGAAACGCTGTTGGTCTTTTATTTTCTTTTCTGACGCCATAGGGTACTTCTAATTATTTACCCATTTTTATTCGTTGGGTATCGTACGCTTTAAGAGCATTGTTTAGATTTCTTAATTTCTGTTGTGTAGCTTTATCAGGTGCTGATGCTATTACTGTTTCGATTTCACTATCAATTCCTTTTAACTTTTGTGATAATTTCTTACTTTTACTTCTGAATATATCAAAAATACCTTCATCCAAACCCGCCTCTGTGAATAATTCTTTAAGTTCTGATAATTTTATACTTGCCATAGTGATGTATCCCTTAATTGTTAGTTGTATATAAATATAGAAATACCCAACAAATCATCAAAAAATTCATTGGGTATTAATATTATCTTGTTTTTGATTTAGCCTTCTTCATAGCCTTATCATGTTGTTTCTTTTCTTCTTGCTTAAATTCCACTATTTTACCTATGTAAAATGTTCGAGCCCAAACGGGCATATTATAAACATCAGTAAAGTTGAATCCACCATTACCATGATAGATTAAATCAAAAATGTGAGAGTGTAGTATTTTTCTGTAATTAAGACTGAGGCCAAAAAAACGTTACGCCCATTGGCAGTAACATATCCCTCCTTTCCCCAGTCTCTTCAGAAATAAATTCATAAGTTAAGTCTATATCTGGAACAACTGAGTTTATTTGCCCTCTGAGAGCCCTTGAGTCGGCAGCAAATAATTCGTTATCCACGAAATGATTAATACTTTCTTGTGATGTATCACCATCTATTGATAGTATTGTATTTTTTAATCTAGTAGTAAGTTGTTTATCTGTAGCATCTTTCACTCTTTTTGATTTCTTCTTTTGTTCTTCAAGTTGATGTTTGATTTTACGTTCCTTACTTTCAGTTAATGCTTGAAATGTTATTGTTCTTTTAGATTGTGGTAATTCAAATGAAAATTCATTCTTATGTAGTTCTGTCTGATTAGTACCATCATACTCTGTAGATTCAAATTGAGTTAAATCAATTGTTTCTTTCTGTATTGTACCTGGCTGTGTTGGGTCATCAATCTCAACTTCATAATCTTTACCATATCCCAATATTCTAGCCGATACCATAACAGCATTTTTATCACCTACTGTAATATCTGTATATTTTACAGGTGCACCTTCACCATTACTAATGATTAAAGCTTGGAACAGTCTATCTAATACACTACCATCTTTAATATATGATTGTGTCGTAAGTATATCCTCTTCTTTAGCAGTCATATACTTCATTTCAATCTTACCTGATGATAGCGGGTTATCTTTTTCGTAAATAAGACCCTTTGAAGGTAATTCAATTATTTCTGTTGGAAATTTGTAATCAGATACTTGCTTTTGCTCGTATTGTTGTTTTGCGAGTTCAACCATCTCTTTATTTGATGCGTTGGGGTTGTAGTCGTCTTGTAAGTCTTTACTCATAACGTTTTTCTTTTTAAAACTTTATTTAGGTTCTTTAATATACTAATAAATATTAAAATAAATTAAATTAAACGAAAAAACCCCAACATTTCTGTTGAGGTTTCTAAATATTCAATTTTTATTACAATCCGTATTTTAGTATTGTAGTATTGCGTAGTCGTATGAAAGTGTTAAATCTACAGTTGCTAAATCTTCACCAGTATAGTCCATATCTGAGAACTTTGCTGTTTGAATAAATGCTCCTTTAAGTGTCCACTCTTCTACTTTATCACCAACAGGACCCAAACTGTTAAATGTGATATCTTTTTTGTAGAAATCAGAGTATCCATCTCTTCCTGTTACAGATTCGTGGTGTAATCTTACCCATTCCATTGCTGCTTGTGCTGCTGATGGAACTACTGCATCATAAAGAGATACAGTTATATCACTCCACTCACTTCTACCTTTTACATATCGTCTAACATTAATATGGTCGATGGTAACTTTACCATTTGTTATTTCTGGTCGTGAAGTTGCTTTCACTAAATATGCAGGAATTCCCTCCATATACATAATGAACCTGTTTGACATCTTCGGTTCGAATGATGTAAACATTACTTCTGTTGGGTCTAATAGTTGTGCCATTTTTGTTTTCCTATGTTTCTAATTCTTTTATATAAATATAGTTTATTCTAAAAAATAGTTAGTTCCCCCAAAATTATTAGGGGAACTTAACTATTGTCTATATACTATTCTGGAAATGCTGCTCCAGTTGGTAGTACGTTAAAGTCAAGAACTATAAATTCTGCTGTTTTAGCAGGTTGTAGGAATATCTCTCCTACCATTATGTTTCTATCAATTACATCTGGAGTATTATTGGTTTCATCCATAATAACTCTAAATGCATATAAACCTTGTCTTTGTTGAATTGATTCTAAGTAAGGATTAACGATTGATAAGAATCTATTTCTAGTAGCTGCAGTATTGTTTTCGAATACTAAGTACCTTGTAGATGATGCGATGAATTTCTTCACTGCAATTAACAATCTTCTTACATTGATTCTATCCAATGCTGATGGTTTAGCTTGTAAGGTTTTCTGTCCAAATACAGTTACACCTTGACCAGGGAACGTTGCAATAGGATTCAATCTACCTTCGTAAAGTGCATCTCTTTCTGCTCTAGTCAAACGAGTCTTAGCTTCAATTGCTGAAGTTAACCCACCTCTATTTAATCCGGCAGGCGCAAACCATTCAGCGGCCACTTGGTCGTTAAATGCGATAACACCAGGAAGTACTGCCGATGGCGGCACCCATACTGGTTTGTTTTTATCTGTATTAAGTATCTTAACCCAAGGATAGTAAGATGCTACATAATTTGAATCAAATGCCTGAACTGCGTTAGTTGCAGTTGAGATTGAATCAGCCCATGCAGATGCATCCATAATAAAGAATGTATCTTGTCTATCTTCACACATATCTTTAGCAAACGTAGTTACTGCAGAATGTAATCTGTGGATAAGACCAGGAATTACTAACATATTAATATCAAATTCATCAGGATTAGATACTGAGTTAATTGCTTTTCTAAATGCAATTGTTCCAGTAGCTGTATTAGATGAACAATCATACCCTTGTGTATTTCCAGCTGTAATATCACCAGTAGTACTTACAATTCTATTTGGTTTGAATCCATCAAAACCACCTTGAAATGGTACTAAGAACTTACGAGAGTTAATTGATGTAGTTGCATCTGATAATGAAATAGAACCACTATTTGCAGCGGTTGATGAAGGGAAATTAGCTCCAGCTTCTTGGTTATAATCACCTAAGTAAAATGCCGTTCCAGCTGTTGCTGTTGATGAATCAGGCGTTGGTGCTAAAAACGCTAAGTTATCAGTTGTAGTTAAATCAAAATCAAATCCATAAAATTTCTTAGGATTGTATGAGTTATTAATTGTCTGTGCTGATACATATGCAGGGTCTGGTACAGTAAATGCAGTTCCGAATGGATTTTGCAATGCAGCAAAACCAAATGGTACTAAAGATACATCAATTGCTTCGTCTTTAACTGCATTAGTTACTTCTACTCTAATATTTTCTGAGTTATTAGGATAATCACCATTTGTTGATAATTTTCCATTAGCATCAACTGTAATATACTTATCACCAATCACTCTAACGATAAAGTTTGGAGAATTGGGGTCTAAGTTAACACCTTGAAATGATTCTACTAAGTTAGGTCTGATATCGCTATCAACTACACCTACAAATGGTGAACCAATAACTTTGTCTTGGTCTACTCTTCGTACAACTACAGTAAATGAACCATATTCAGAACCAGGTACTGAACCTGCTGGTTTAACATCTTGAATACCAATTTTAAATTCGTAGTTAGTGTTATTACCATGTGATAATGTATGGAACTTAATTAAGTTAGTAGTATTACCACCAACCTTCTGTGATGTAATCCAAGGTGTTGATGCCTCAGTATATGCTTTAGAGTAATCGATATCTTTAGCCATATCCATTGTTACAACGGGTATTTCACCAGTTGCAAATGATTCCGATTGGAATGTTTTAAAGTTTGCTAAAACATATCCCTTTTGTGAACCTCTTGCTGAAAATCCAAATGATTTTGTAAAGTAGTTATCACTTGTTGGATTTAATGATGCACTATAAGTAACGTTTGTGAATGATGAACCAGACAATCCCAATGTAAACAATGATGCTGATACATTTGTTGCCTCAAACTGGTCTGATACCGAACTACTTTTAAATACGTCAGTATCGGATGTTACACCTGTAGTTGGGTGTAGTACACCTGCTAATTTAGTACCTGCTGATGAGGATATAATTAATCCGACTGGGTTTTCTAAGGTATACCCATCTTGTCCTAATACCCTAACGATTGTTGCTGTTCCCGCATCCTCTAAATAAGCTTGAGCAGTATATGGTAGATACGAATCTTCTGTCAATCCACCGAATACTTGTTGAAACTTTTGAAATGAGTCTACTTGAGTTGGAACAAATGCAGGGCCTTTAACTGTCGACCCTATTAGTGCTGCTCCGATTTCACCAATTCCTTGGGGTAGAAACGACAAGTCCTTTTCTCTGGTAAATACTCCAGGACTTACTATTCTTTCTGCCATTTTATTCTCCTATTATAATTTTTTGGTTTATATACTAATAAATACTTCTAAAAATTGGAAACGATGTATATTTATGTCGATGGTGTAAACATACCTGTGTTTATATCAAATTCACCATCACCATACTTCTCTTTAAGTTCTCCTGCTAACTTAATTTCAGATTCTCTTAGTTTTAAGTATTGGTCTTTTAATTGATTTTTGAATTTTACAACATTATCTTTCTGAGCTTCGATTAAAGTTAATTCAATCTCAACTTCTCCTAACTTTGCGGTAACTTCTGAAAAATCGTTTCTAAACTTTTCTATTTTTTTAATTTCGTCTTCTTCAAACTTAATATTTTGTTTTTCAGTAACGTTTTTTACTTCTGCCATAACATTTATTTTTATTATACTAACTTATAAGTATAAATATTAAAATTATAATCTAAACACTAAGTGTCTAGTCTAGTATTCCACACAATCTTAGATGTACCAAATGCTTTTTGAGAGTTCATTACTCGTTTACCCCTATCTTCAGGTATAATATATGCTTTTGATGTAAGAGTTACGTTACTTTTAACAATACGCTCCTCACCTACTCCATTTGTTGTTTCGAACGAGTAAGATTCACCTTTGATTTGGAATTTATATCTTTCACCAAAGACCCCACCTTGAAAGTAAATGATTTGTTCAACCACTTTGTTTAAATCTTCCATATAATCACACCACACTATAACATCATAACTAATGTTAACATAATCTGGGTTGTCTACAATATGATACTCATCAATAGGTTTTGAATCTATTAGTTGCGAGAACGCATCGTATCTATTCTTAGGTGTATATTTTTTTACAAAGGTTCGTGATGTATCATCATCAGTCATTACCTTTAATTTTGAATATTCGGTGTTTACATCCAATGAGTTTCGTTTGAATGAGATTAATGGAGTCTGAGCCTTACCATTAGCATCTCTTATAAACCCATCACGTTGTGCAGATACCCAATTTTCAGGTGATGCATATAATACAGGTACTGGAATAAACTTTCCGTTCTCTTCGATGGTGGGTCTGACATCTTTCTCTAAAAAATCTTTAAATGCTAAGTCAATATCATATATACCAACTGATATATTTTTTACATCATCGTTTTTACGAGATATTTGTTTAGCTTTATTCAATATAGGGTCGTCTGACGTAGAACTTTGTGTTCTTTTCAAATCTACCTTCTCATCTCTATTTTGTCTATACTTTATTGCCATTATATACCTATTGGTAAGTCATTGTTATTATTATTAACACCCACTCTAACATCATCTTTTAAATTAAGTTGTGTTTTTCTTGCTACATGAGTTTCACATAGAATAGATAGATTATATCCTTGTGAATCACCACCATCCCAAGTTTCTGGATTCTTACCTGCGAAGAATTGATTTTGAAATATTACATCTACAATATGCTGCTCATCATTCCACTCAATTACATCACCAATCTCAGGAAACACATTTTTATCTTTTAATATGTCTCTTAAAAAATAAAAGTTTACATTTCTAGTGTAAGATGAACCAAAATCATCAAATACCTGCTCAGCGTTTGTTCTATCAACCAATGTGGGTATTTTTATAGGATTGTGGTATATTTTACTTTTACCCTCACCATATAAGTTAGATTTAGTATCTTCTATAATTAATTTATAGTAATACACTTCAGTATCTATGATATCCGTTATTAATTCTTTGTTTATTTTTCTAAACAAAGATGCATCTCTTTCTCCACCAAATAACGCCATTATATCAATCCTTTATTCATAATATTAGCCAATATAAATTGCTTTTGGAACTCTATTAAGAGTTAATTCCATAGCTTCTGATTCTTCTTGTTGTGCTTGTAACAATGCTTTTCTAGAAGTTGCTTCTAAGTTTTCTCTTAATTCTGAAATTAAGATTTCTTTTTCAGAAGATGCCTCACTTCTTAAATCTGCACCATCTAATGTAATTTCTGAGTTAGGGATTGGTACTGAACTAAACTTAGCTCTTACTGCACCTAACATTTCTTTTGCTAATGCTAATGCGTATTTATGAATCCAACGTTTTCCTACATGATTGATTCTGGTGTATTTAATTCTATCAAATGGTGCGTTTGAATAGTCAGATACTACTGAATTGTCTATGATTGGGTTTCTTCTTTCCAAATCTAATATATAATGGAAGTGTACTCTATAACTACTCTCAGGTATTGGGAATAATCTTACTCTATTATTTTGAATATCAAATCCATATTGAGATTTACGAACCATATCGTTAAATTCAATTGCCTGAACTCTAAGTAAATCATCATAAAGAGGTGACATCATAAATGAAACACCTGGTGAGTAATTACCCCAACCAAATGAGTCCATCATGTTCTGTGAACCTAATCCAGTTCCTACAAATGGGTCAAAGTACCTTACCATTGCTGGTGGTGCGTTATGTAACATCTTCTTAATTTCAATTGTATCCACGCCTGCAGTTCCACTTTCCAATGAAACTAACGTAGGGTCGGTTAAATCATACACCTGTTGGTCTGCATTTGCAATAAATGAACCTGTATAGTACGTTACTCTACCACCACTACCTGCTTCTGTACCATAATCTTTTGCTAAAGATATCAATCCACCTAAGTTTGCATTTAATTCTGTTTGTGATAAATTTGAAGAGGTTGAACTACCCTTTATATTTAAAAGGTTTTCTCTAATATTAAATTGGTTTACTTGAGTTGAATATTCGGTAACCGCTTCCTCAATACACGCATAAAAGTTTATATCTTGTAATTCAATATCAACAATTGGATAACCCAATCGTTTGGCGCACCAAGATGACACCTTATCAACATCTTGCTGAAACTCATAATCATTATCATAATAACCAAACGGTGTCATATCTGGAAAGAATGATGATGAACCTGGCCATATTGGAATTTGTACTGCCATTAATATCTCCTATTGTTTATTATAAATATGGTAGATTGTTATAATCCGAACCTACTTTTTGTTGCGTTATAATTTTGAAGTATTTCTGCAGAAGTCAGTACTTTGTTATAATATTTTACGGATGCTATATTACCACCAAAGTAATTTGCAAGCCCATTTCTAGCACCTATAACCGCGTTTGCCGTTGAAGTTGTTCCACCTGTTATATTACCAGTATTAGCTACGTTAACATCTGATACAGTATCAACGTAAATACCTATACCACCTGCAGTTCCAGAACCATCATAGGTTACTACAAATTGATGCCACTTACCATCATTATAAGTACCTGTAGTTATTGAGTATATTCTCTTACTTGTGGAGTTGGTATTACGAATAATATAGAATACAGTATTAGAACCACTAAACGTAAATTCAGTACCTCTCCAATTCCCACCATGTTCATTTTTTCCTACTATGTATGCAAGACCACTATTAGAACGTTTTAACCAAACCTCTATACTATGGGGGTCGTTCCATTCGAAATTTAAAGTAGATGTGTTTCCAAACGTTATGTAATCATTTGCATCATCAAAAGCAATACTCCCACCATCTTCAGATGCAAATGTAGGGCCATTAGTTAATGTACCAGTATTCTCTCTACCACCTATATCGGTTATAGTTGTTCCACTTCCAGGATATGATTTTTTATTTGCAGCATCTGCAGAGAATATTAATCCATCTGTTACTATATCCGGCCCACCATGCGTTCCCATTATATAAACCTATTTTTTAATGCGTTATAATTTTGAAGTATTTCTGCAGAAGTCAGTACTTTGTTATATATTTTAAATGCTCCGAAAGTACCTGGTATATAGGTTGTGGCTCCGTTTCGACTACCTATACAAAGATTTGATGTGCTTGTTATTCCACCTGATATGTCCCCTGTACTTACGGTTGTGGTATCATTTACAGTATCTATTATAATATTCATTCCACTTACAGTACCCGAGCCATCATATGTACATACGATATGATGCCAATTGTTACCTCTATAAGTAGCATTTTCAGTACCTACAACTATTCTGTTAGAGCTCGCATTTGTATTTCGTATGAAAAATGCTATTTTACCTACATTAGCATTTCCTCTATATGTTATTTCTACCCCTCTATAATTCCCGCTAGATTCATTTTTACCCACAATATATTTACTGGCATTTGCTGTTGTCCTCAACCATATTTCGTAAGTGAATGAATCATCATGGTCGAAATTAGCAACAGAGGCGTTTCCAAAAGTCACAAAATCATTCGAACCATCTAAAGTTATAGTACCCCCAGCTTCAGTAGTATTAAATGAAGGGTTATTAGTTAGTGTACCGACTTCATCACCTATTGTATTATTTAAATTAGTACCACTACCAATGTATGATTTATGATTGGCAGGGTCGGCTGCTAATACTAATCCATCTGTTACTATTTTTGGTGAATATCTAAATGCCATTTATATAAACCTATTTTTTGTTCTGTTATAATTTTGAAGGACTTCTTGTGAGGTAAGTGCTCTGTTATAAACATTTGCAATTGCAACCTTCCCATTTAGACAATTATTATTTTGATGTGTCTCTTCCACATTCGAAAGTATTGAGAAAACTCTTGCTGTTCCATCACCCCACGTACCAGTTCCGACAGCAGTAGTAGATGATACAGATTGTGCATTTATATATAATACTGAAGTAAATGATGATGACCCATTATATTCGCCTGTACCTACTACGTGAGTCCATTCATTCAAAGCTAAACCAGAACTATATATCCTATCCTTTGATGCACCCCCAATATTGATTCTCCAATATAAACTCCCTTCACCGCTTGTAGCTATATATAATGCATTATAATCAGATGCATCTGTAGACATTAATCGTGGAGTACCTGTTGAAGTTCCTTCTCGCTTCACCCAACACTCATATGTTATTGCATTGTTATCAGTTCCTTTAGTATCTACTGATTCACCGAATTGTATATTATCATTTGTACCATCACCATCAAAGCAAAGGCCACCTACCGAATCTGTTACTAATGACATGCCATTGGCCAATGTTCCTGTATTACCTCTTCCCGATAAATCGGTTACTGTAGTTCCACTACCAGGATATGATTTATGATTAGCGGCATCTACTGCTAGAACTAATCCATTTGTTATTATATCGGGACCTGTACTTCCAGCCATTATGGTAATTCCAAATCATCAACCCATTCTGAGCCGGTTAGTATTGTCATTATTTCAGTATAAGTGTATGGGCCTTCTTTTGTTGTTAATGAAGAAACTGATGTTGGTATATCACCATCCCATTTAACAAATGTTCTAGAACCTGATACATTTAGTCTAAGAGTATCTACTGATGTCTCTGCTACATCGTTAAAATCAATACTTCCAGTTTCAGAAGTATCAAATATCATAAAATCTCTTGTGCTACTCATATTATTTCCTTTTAATTAATTTTAACAATCAAATTGACCATCAACTACACCACTTGCATTGATAGAAATTCCAGATTCCCCACTTCCATACATATAAAATCCAGCTTCAGCAGTTGGGCCTGTGTCATCATCTTCTTGATAATAAGTTACACCAATATCGTATGGGCTTCCACCACCATCGTGATAAAATGTGGTATCACCTGCGTTGCCACAACCTTCTTCCGGGCCACCATAGGGGCCGTTTAATGCTTCTTCAGTTAATCCTGCTGATGCTGAATGGTCGTATGAATAAAATTCTGATAGTTTATGTGGTGTACTTCCATCGGGTTTAGCTGAGCTTGCATCATTTACTGATGTTGTTGATAACGTTGTTAATGAACCATTGGTGTTGCTCATTTCCACTCTGATTTGGCTAATACTTATTGGGTTTCCACTAGCTGGTAGTGCCATTATTTAATCCTATTTTTAAGTTCATCAATTTGTTTTTGTTGTTCTTTAATAGTTTCTATCAATAATGGTATTATTTTTTCATACCGAACTGCTTTCATACCACTACTTCGGGTTTGTACTGCTTCAGGTAGAACTGCTTCTACTTCTTGTGCAATAACACCAACATCATGTCCTTTATTACCATGTACTACTGAATCTTCTCTCCAATCAAATTCATACCCACCTAATTCAAGTAATTTTTGTAATGGGGATTCAATTGGTGTGATATTATCTTTCCATCTTCTATCTGATGTTGAGAATGCTACAACATCATTTGATGCATCAATTCTACCTGCAGTTACACTTCCCGTAAGAGCACCAACTGCCAATGAACCTGTTATTACTACATTTTTACCATTTACTACAATACCTTCTTGATTATGAGTTCCTATTTTAACTGTATCATCAGAGAATACTTCAAAAATTGGTATACCTGATATATCGTTTACTGAGAAAAGAGAACCTGATAGTTCATCTGTTACTGAGAATAAAGTACCGAACCCACCTTCAATAGTAAATACTTCAGTATCTCCAACAGAACCTGACCTATATATTTCTACTGAACCCGTTACTCCTATTGAGCCTGTAATTTGCGCTGAACCCGAAAATGGAAACGCTACTTTTGCTGTGTTGGCTGCAACATCAGCTGCAATTGAAGAACTTAATGCGGTATGTGAGCCTGATATCATTGTTGGTGTCAGTGCTTTTACCAATGTAAGTGTAGTTACCTCCGAATCCATTAGTGCTCCAGCAGATGTTACGTTAGTAGCGTCTGTTACGTCTGCGGATGCCTCAATTGCATCTAATTTATTTTTTAATACTGTTGTGAAATCGTTGGCAGTTTGAGTAGGTAGTGAGGTTAGCGATGAACCATTTCCATAAAATGAACCTGAGAATAATGATGCTGATACGTGAGTACCTACTACTAATTTATTTAAACTTGCATCACTACCCGATGTGATGACTTTTTTCCATGCTGGCATATATCTCTCCTATTATGGTTGGCAATGACACATCGTCACCCACTTCCGTTTGTTGGCCTATAATAGCTATTTAATATAAATATAAGAATTTTATTATTAAAGTAAAAAATCCCCATAAGGAGACTTTTAATTATAACACACTATGTGTTAGTTATATTTTTTTGAATTTTAACTGCAGTTTCAAATACTAATTGAACATCATTGCCTTTAAAAGTTGATTCTGATATTAACTGTAATAAGAACTCTAGTTCTTCTTTTGAAAATACTTCGGTGTCACTTTTTTTATTTTGTTTAAGTTGTTGTAATGATGCCATAACGGTTTTTAATTTTTTTAACATTTTGATTATGCATAGATGTAAATTTCATTATCATCCGTTTTAACATGAATAGTACCTACACCTTGAAATGTTGGTGCAGATGATGGTGCAGATGTGGATGATTCAATATTACCTAATTTAGAAGTTGGTGTACCACCTGTAGTTACATTATGTGCTAATTGTGATTTATATCCAAATGTTGCACCATTACCATCAGAATCATCACAGAAAATAGAGTGACCTGCTTGAGCAGTTCCGTTTCCAGTACCACCGAATATAATTCCACTATCACCAGAGGTTGAACCTGAGTTTAATAGAATAAATTGGTCTTCTACATTTAAGTTAGTTACTTGTAATTCAGTTTTCGTACCTGTAATTGTTAAGTTACCTGGTATGAGAATCGTATCACTAGAATCACCGATAGTTGCTGCTCCTCCTAATGAAGCGTTTAATGCGGTTTTAACATTTGCTGTATCTGTTACATCTGCACTTGCTTCTATAGCATCAAGTTTATCGTGATGAGTAGTACTCATTAAACCAGCGATTGTATCGGTTGCTTCTCCAATAATTACATTATCACCATCAGATGAATTAATTGTTATCTGTGCAGCGGCTGTTGTTTTGGATAGGTTAGTACTTACGTTTGTTGCTTTTGCCGTATTGGTTGCTACGGCAGCTGCGATTGAAGAACTTAATGCGGTATGTGAGCCTGATATCATTGTTGGAGTCAACGCCTTTACCAATGCGATTGTGGCTAATTCAGAATCCATTAATGCCCCAGCTGCAGTTACGTTAGTAGCATCGGCAGTTGCTTTTGCTGTGTTGGTTGCTACGTCAGCTGCGATTGAAGAACTTAATGCGGTATGTGAGCCTGATATCATTGTTGGAGTCAGTGCTTTTACTAATGCAATTGTGGCTAATTCAGAATCCATTAATGCTCCAGCCGCAGTTACATTAGTGGTATCAGCAGTTACTTTTGCGGTGTTAGCGTCTATTTCAGCCAACAAAGTATTTGCTAGTTTGTCTTCGGTAATTTGGTCATCACCTATGTAGGCTGTTTTTATTGTAGTTCCTTGCCAAACACCTGTACTGATAGTTCCAACTGAAGTAATGTTAGAACCATCAGCGATAAGTCCATTGGTTAAAGCTATATCGTTAGCGTTGGCAGTTATACCAGTTCCACCAACAACATTTAAAGTTGCATCACCAGTAGTTGCACCACCAGTTAAACCATCACCAGCAACAACACTTGAAATATCACCAGAACCTGCTCCTGCACCAATATCTGAAAGAACTTCAGCACCTGTTCTAAAATGAACAACACCCGATGAACTAATTACCAAAAACTTATCAGTATCTAGTCCTGCGTTTGATGCACTACTTATTGATAGTGTATGTAGTTCTGCAACCGAACCTGATACTATTACTTTTTTCCATCCTGCCATTTTTTGACCTCTTTAAATTCTCTTGTTCTATATTATACTAATAAATATTAACTTTTATAAATAAACGAAAAAATTACTTCCACTTATTGATATTGCGCCAGATTCACCACTTGGTAGTGTAGCTGATTCTTTTATTATGAACGTTCCCTCTGAATTTACCTTTACCTTATCACTTCCATTAATTTTTACCAAAAACATATTGGTTGATGGTGTATCATTTTCAATTAATGAAAGAGATGATGTTAATGCTCCAGTTAATTCAACCGAACCTGTGATTTGTGCGTTGGTAGTTACAATTGATTCAATAGAATCAGAACCATTATTTTTTTTAAAAAACAACTTACCATCAAATGTGTTTACAGACAATTCACCCAATGTTAAGTCACTAATACTTGGTACTTTAGATTGAACACTACTTCTTTTTAATTTTATTTCATTAGATGCCACTATTATCCCTCAATTATTAATTAAAAACTACCACCATCTAGTGAATCAAATGATATAGAACCTGATACTGATAGTGAACCTGATAGTTGTAGGGATGATGTAGTTGCATATATTACCCCACCTTCAATTAGTGTAAATACCCCACCACCATCAGCACCTGCTGGCCCTTGTATTCCTTGAGAACCAGTTTCACCTTGAACCCCTCTGTCACCCTTTGGGCCTGCTGCGTTTATCTGAACTATAGATGTTACTGGTTGAGTAACTTCAACATTAGATGCTAGATTAGTATCTATAACCTCAATTTTATTATTGGAGTTGGTTACAGTTACTTTATTATCGGCATTTGTTATATTTACTTTCTTAGATGCCATTTTATCGCGTTACCTCTTTAGATAAGTTTACCTTACCTTCTAGCAATCTAACCACATATTCAGAATTACCACTACCAGAGTAGATTTCCAAATCATAATGTGCAGTTGTAAAATCTAATGCGGATGAAGTTACTGCTGAAACATATATTCCTATTGAGCCCGATGATAATGGTGTACTTCCGTTTGAACCACTAAAGTTTAAGCCTGTGTTATCTGATTGTAAGGTACTTGATAGTGTTAAATACACATCAGATGAACCAACGGTTGGTCTTACTTGCATTCGTCCATTATATGACGTTAAATCAATAGGAATGTCATTAGAATCTTTGTATTGTATTTCAAATTCTAATGTTGACCCTTGTTCTATTGTAAATGAATATTTCCCTGCTGACATAGTTACCTTTGATTAGTGTTTACAATAAATATATACAATTTAATATTCTGTTAATAATCTTAAAATATCATTTAAAGATTCATGTCTATGGTTATCCCTTAATACAACATCATACACCCACTTTGAATTTTTCAATTTAGGAACTTCATGTATTGCTGAATCATTTCTGAATTTTAAATCAATTTGTTGTGGGTCACCACATAATATCATAGTAGAGCCTTTACCGACACGACCTAACACCATAAGAAGTTGTTGTTTAGTTAGATTTTGAAACTCATCTACTATAACTATGGAATTATCAAATGTTCTTCCTCTAAAGTGTGTTAATGATACTAATTCGATTTGCTCATCTACCATCATTTTATCTAAAATAGCAGGTTTGTTATAAACTTTTCTCATATTAGATTTAATTGGTACTAACCATGGCTCCATCTTTTCATCTAATGAGCCAGGTAGAAACCCATTGTCCTCATTTGATACAGTTGGTCTTGTTATAACTATTTTATTAACTTGTCTTTTAAAAAACATATCCAATCCAACTTGACATGCTAATAAAGTTTTACCACTACCAGCTTGTCCTATGATGAAATTAAACGGATGATTGAGTATTTCTGCTTTTGATGTTTTTTGTTCATCTGATAGTGAAATTGTAAATTTAATGTTTCCTTTAGGTGGTTTTCTCTCTACGTTCTCTGGCATATGTAATCCTATCTTAAATAACCTTTAGTATAAATATCAAGTCATTTTTTATTACAACATTTAAGGCATAAAAAAAGGGGAACATTTCTGCTCCCCTCTTTAAATTAAGTATAAACTCTATAATCTAATGATTACTGAATTTTGTTTAATGAATCAACGTATACTTTACCATAAAATTCTCCACGTAGCATTTTCTTCGCGTAACGTGTCATAACGCCCTTACGAGGAGTGAAGTTTTTAGGGTCATATACCAATGGAGTCATAATCA